ATCCAACGTCAGACGTAGGTGATATAGTAGCAACTAATACTCAAGTTAGTATTCTAGATACATCAACAAATCCTCCACCACAATCACCAACTATTGCTTATTTTTATGGTACTCCAACAACTATTAGTGTTGGTCAATCCTCAACATTACACTGGAGCGTTACTGGTCTTGTTGATACTACTTGGATAGATTCAGGTGTTGGTAGTGTACCAAATAGTTCTAATACAGTAGTATCTCCAACTACAACCACAACATATACCTTAAATGCTAGTGGTCCTGGAGGAGCTAGTTCTGCTACTGTAACAATCGATACAACATTACCAGTAGCATTAATGGTTACTGGTCCATCAACAGTTGATTGGCAAGCAGCATCTATACCTATACAAATATCTGCTAGTAATGCTCCTAATATTATTTTATATGCAACATATGATGGTGTAGTAAAACCACAATTTGAAATACCAAATTCATCAGGTTCAGTTACCTTTGATCCTTATAATTATATTCCTGATTGGAGTAGTCCAGTAGATACTATACAATTACATTTTGCTGCTGGAGCAACTGCCAATCAAACTCTGGTAATTGCTGTTGATGTGGATAGAACACCAGATCCTATTACTCTACCAGCTTCTCCTGCTGCTCCAGATGAAGAAGTTACATCACCACCAGTACCAGTAGCAGTTACAGATATTGATGTACCAGTTGAAATTAAAGCAGATGAACCAATTAAAGTACAAATAGATGGTACTACGAATTGGAATAATGTACGGGAGATATAATAAATAATTAATAGTCTAGGAGTAGGTTTATACCATGTCATTCCAAATTGGTCATTACTTACAGTACGGTCAAACCTGTATTGATGGAATATTTTGGTTTCCTGGTGGTAGTGCTCCATGGCCTAGAAATATTACATGGGTTTATAATGAGATAGGAACTTGGTATTGGTATTTCTTTAAGAGATATCCTGAAATGAGTGGTGCAAACTATTGGTATGATGGATTTACTTCATCAAGCAATGGGTTTGTTAATAATGGAAATGCTGGTAATAGTTCATACAACACTTCTGTGTTTATGTTCATTTACAATGCTTCTGGACCAGAGACTGCTGCTATTAACGCTTATGGGCAGCATCAATGGCAAGGTGGTGGGTACTGTCCAGTCTATGGGTGTACTAATCCAAGTGCAAATAACTATAATCCTAATGCAACAGTAGATAATGGATCTTGTACGTACAATTATGGATGTACCGACCCATCAGCATATAACTATGATTCAAGTGCAGTCATAAATGATGGTTCTTGCATATATCAAGGTTGTATGGATCCAAATGCCAACAACTATAATTCTAATGCTACAGTTGCTGGTACTTGCACATATAATCAACCATCTGTTTCTTTCTCTAGAAGTCCAGGTTCAATAACAGCAGGACAATCTGCTACATTGTCATGGAGTACTTCTAATGCTATATCTGGTACAATACCACTAATAGGATATAATATATCACCAGTAAGTAGTGGTTCCAAGGTTGTTTATCCTTCATCTACTACAACATATAGTTTAAATGTTTATGGATATGGTGGAACCAGTGCTTCTGCTACTGCAACTGTAACGGTTTATACTCCACCCAATGTTACAATGTCGGTATCACCGACCACTATTCCTCAAGGAGGTAGTGCAACATTGAGTTGGAATACAACTGGAGATGCTAGTTCTGCTAGTATCAACCAAGGTGTTGGGTCAGTACCATTAAGTTCTAGTACTACAGTAAATCCAACAACTACAACCACATATACTATTAATGTGAGTGGATCTGGCGGTAGTGATAGTGCTCAAGTTACCCTTAATGTTTTACCACCACCATCTGCTACTATTAGTGCTTCACCAAATCCATTAATGTATGGAGGTAATATAACATTAAATTATAGTAGTTCTAATTCTAATACTACTACTATAGCAAGGTATTATACTGTTGATAATGTCCAGACTCAAATAACACCTGATATAACTGTTACTGCGAATACCACTGGTACTGTAACAGATACAATTACTTGGAGTAATTATGGTACAGGAGGATATGGTCAAGCATTAAATTCAGTTCAATATACAATTTCAGCAAGTAATGGAGTTACTAGTGCTAGTGCTCAATCTGGTGTAATTCCTGTAAATCAGGATATGATGCCTGATCTTATTTCTATTCCACCATCAGACGATAAGGATCCAGAAGAGGAACCAGTAATATCACCAGTTGTAACATCAAATGCATTGTTGGTTGATGATATTGATGTACCAGTTGAAATTAAAGCAGACGAACCAATCAAAGTTGAAATTGATGGTGATGGTAACTGGCGAGATGTTCAGGAAATATAATGCCACAGATAACATTCAATTGGTATAGATCTGCTGGAGACTCTAATTATATCAGTTGGGGTCCTGTTACCATTGGACCTAATAGTGGTAGTGGTTCGTGGAACTTACCAGATGGTACTACATATTCTGTATCATGTTCTGGTAGTGGACCTGGGTACTGTGCCTTAAGAGTATTGAGTCCACAATCATTAGGATTAGATGATAGGCAAGGTGCTGGTGCTGATAATGATTGGAATGATATGATTGTTAATTGTAGCAGTGGTACATGGCAAGGTAGTTGGCCAAATATAACATTTGTTACATCAACAGTAGTATATGGGTGTACTGATCCAGACGCAAATAACTACAATTCTAATGCTACTGTTAATCAAGGGTGTTCATATTCACCACCAACAGTATCACTTACTGCTGATAAAAATTATACTATAAATCCAAATCCTGTGATGTTATCATGGTCAGTAAATGGTAATCCTACATTTAATAGTGCAACTATAGCAAATTATGGTAGTGTGAATACTTCGGGTGCTTCTAATTCTGAAACACGACAAGGACAGGTACTTGTGTATCCTGGATCAACTACATCATATACATTAACTGCATATGCTCCAGGCAATCAGACAGCACAGGCATCACAATCAATTGTTGCATACACACCACCAACAGTATTTCTAACATTAAGTTCTAGTCAAGTTGTTAGAGGTCAATCAGCAACACTATCATGGTATATTACTGGTGATGCTACTAATATGTCTATTAGTAGTATTGGTGGCAATTTGCCATTTACTTCTAATACTGTAGTTACTCCAACCACAACCACAACATATACAGCAACAGTTACATTAACTACACCTGCAGGTGACACTGCTATCGATAGTAAACAAATATCATTAACTGTTGTTGAAATACCTGAAGTTGATATTACTGGTGGTACTTATATTACATACGATGATGATGAGTGTAAGGTAAATGTTCAGGCAGAACATTGTGAAGTGATGACTTTTGTTGTAGTTACTACCTATCTTGATGGTGGACAATCTCAACAAACTGTAGCAAATCATTCTCCAACTAATGGTAATTATGATTTTAATGTGCTACCATACGTTGGTTGGAATAATTTTGGACCATCTAGTGTACAAGTTATTGCATCTGGCACAGCAAATAATGGTGGGTTGAGTGCTACTGATACACATACATTCCAAGTAACTATTGATACTACTCCAGATCTGATAACCATACCACAATCAGATGATAGTGATCCACAATCAGAAGTTGTATCACCAGATGTTACAATTACTACAGATTCAGTACTTATACAAGATATTGATATACCAGTTGAGATTAAAGCAAGTGAACCAATTCAAATTGATATTGATGATAGTGGTAATTGGCAGGAAGTCCGTGAAATGTAACCATAAATAGCTACGATACTTATAGATAAGAAATGACTACGTATCAATTTGGAAATACACCAGTATATGTCAGCGAGGGGCAGACCGTTCGTTTTAGGTTTAAGGCACCTTCAGCGTGGGATACTACTTTAAGTGTAAATGTTCAAATTGGTCTGCAAACTACCATTTGGTATATCAGCACAGTTCCTGAAGACTATGCTCCAAATCCATTTCCATTCACAACATTAGAGAACGCAGATCCAGATACTCTTTATACTTATGGTGATGGTAATAGGGTAGGAGAAACTATTGTTACTGTTGCTGGTCTGACAGATGACACAGAAGTTGGAGTAGCATTAACATCATCATGGGTAAATCCAACTACTAGTGAGGTAGCAGTAAGACGTAAGAGAATAAGTGAAGGTGAGACTACATGGAGTGCTTGGTCTATACCAAGTGGTTGGTCAGTAGCAAATACTGATCAATTACAAGTAAGATTAAAGTCTAACCCTACTGGAGGGTTAAGTCAATATGTTAACCTAGGTGTTGGTACAAGGGTAGAGAAGTGGATTATTGAGACTAAAGTCCCACCACCAAATTACCCTTCTCCACCACCAAATTTTGTATGGTTAGAGGATCAACCATTAGATACTGATATTTACAGTAACGTAGTACAGATTCAGGGTATGTCTGATTATGGAACAGTATCTACTGATAATGGTGCAAAGATTGGTATAGCAAGTGTTAATACTACTACTACAAATTCTGATGGGTTTGAAGTATTATCTGGAGTAACATTTGTTGACTCTTCAACTCAACCTCAAATTACTAATGGTCAATTTATACAGTTGATGGTGACATCACCAACAACTTCTAATACTGCTCTTCAAAATTTAATTAACATTGGTACTGGTGGAACAGGAGTTATATGGAGAATTGAAACAGGTGATTTACCATCAGAAACTCCTGATACTTTTATATTTTCTAATAAAGTTGATCAAATAGAAGATTTCTTAATTGAATCTGATCAACAACCTCCTGCAGGTATTGTTGGACTTGGAACTGATGTATCAGTTGATGTTATCTTATTAGCTACAAATGGTTCAGAACCAGGTGTTAGAATACAACATAATGGTTCATGGTCTAGTTGGGGTATATTCCCTGCATCAGTAGTACTTGGTGATAAGATACAAATAAGAAATAGATCTAGTGCTACATTTAGTAGTGTGATTTCTACTACCATTAAGGTAGGTACTAGAGAGATAATACCATGGACTATTACTACAAACAGTGGACCAGATACTGATGCTAGTTTCACACCACCATCAAGTTTAACAAATACTGCTCCAAATAGTATTGTTGTTAGTAGTATAGTACCAATAACAGGTATCAATAGACCTATTACTATTTCTGCTACTAATGATGCAAAAATATCTGTTGATTTTGGTCCATTTGTAACAGGACCAGTAACATTTAATCCTACACAAAATAGTTCCTTCCAATTACAAGTAACAACTAGTGCTAATTTATCAGGACAAGTAACAACATCTGTAACAGTTGGTACTGGTAGTACAAATAATCCATTCACATGGGGTGCTACAAATTATGCTGTTGTCCCACCACCACCAGAACTTAAGGGAGCATGGTACAGTAAGAAGACTGCATTTGTTGACATGTCAGGTGGTGGTCAAGGTGTTATTAGACAGAGTAAAGAGGATGGATATGCTATTGGTACAGTTATACCAATATTAAAAGATCCAACTGATGCAAGTGATTCAGATCCAATGAAACAGTATGGTGAATTGAAAGGATCTACTGTTAATGGTAGGTTAGATGCAAAGTATCCTGGTTATTTGGATTGTGATGGTTCAGAGTATAATGTTGCTGACTTCCCTGATTTATGGTGGGTTATTAAGAATAACTATGCTAAACCAACTGATTCTCAAGCTACATTTGGTGCATGGGACAACACTACTAAAACATATAGTGGTAAGTTTAGAGTACCAGACTATAGAAATAGAAGGATGGTTGGTCCTGGTCAGGTAGATGGTAATAAAGGATCATCAACTATATTACCAATAGATACTGGAATACATCCTACTAAAACATTTAATGCTAGAGAAGCAGGTGGTATTGGTGGATATTGGTATGTTGATGATGTGGATGTAACTGCAGGTGATCCTAATCCATATCAGCAAATAGAAGGTGATATTGGTGGAACATCAGGTATAACTAGTGACTTCTTTAACTTTGGTACAGTTAGAACTGTAACACTTGAAGATATTGTTGTGGATATAGATTTTACTATTGTTGGTGATGTTACTGCAACAGTTGGACCATTGTCTGATGTGATGGTTAATGTACCAGCACACAGTCATTATTATGTTTCTGCTATTTCAGATGAGTTTGGTGGTGATCCTTTAATTAAGTGGGGATCAAGAGCATTATTTGGTTATATACCATATAATTTCCAGAATAGTGAGAATTCTCCTACCAACTGGATAGGTGATAGGTTAGGTCGTGTAGCATATCCAGCAGAAAGTCCATGGGGTAATCTATATTATAATAACATCAATGCCACAAAAGACTTTCATAGTCATCAATGGGTAAGGGATGACCAAAGAGACTATTGGTTGCAGTATCTAGCAACCATAATGCCAGATTTTAGACTAGAGTGGGAAGCTGTGTGGTTGAATGGTGGTGGTGCTATTGAAAATCTTGAGGATACAGTACATGCGTTCATGTCACAAGTTCATGAACATAATAATCATGCTGGTGGTACGACTATAAAAGCAAACACATGGTGGGTAAACCCAGGTGACTCTATTAAAGATGAATACTTTGTTTCATTGAATACCGAGACTACACAAGCAGTTTATTCATTAAATGCATCATTAGCAACAGGTACTCAAGGTACTAGTACAGCAAACTCTTTAGGTCAATCATTCCCATATAGTATATGGAATGCTAAAGCAGTTGCTGCTATTGATACATCTATGTCTAGTTTTAGAGTACAACCATACGAACCACCTATATTATTTGAGGATACAGATTCATCTATTGCTACACATAGTCATTACTTGTCTGATTTTCCATTAACAGATCCAACAACTGATTTTGGTTATGGTAACACAAGTGGTGCAGGACATAAGCAAGGACTTGGTACTGCTGCTGCTACAACTAGACCAGTTACATTCACTCAAAGTGATGTAAATATTGAATTAAACACTGCTGAATTCACCCTAAATAAAGGTACGAAACTACCTGCACCTAATGTAGCATTACATCCTAACAGAAAGGTTGAGGTACTTAACAAATTCCACAAAGTAAAATATATTATTAAAGCATTCTAATGAAAAGGGAAAAATTGACACCTTATCGTCCTCTCGACTTGATGAAGGATGATAAGATGACTAAATCATCCTTTGATGATTTTATTGGAGTATGGCCAAACTTTATACCTAAACCGTGGTGTGATAGGATGATGAAATTTGGTGATGCTATGCTTGATCAGAAATTATCTGATAAGATAGATCCAGTCATTAATGATGTGATGCCAGCTACTGCTGATCAAAGTCAGGACATTAGCTACATGGACGGTGCAGAAATGTACAATGGTAAGCATAACCGTGAAGATGAAGCATTTCTAGTAAATTATACTGATTCTGGTTGGACTACACAAACCAATCAGTTTCTTAAAGCATGTATGACACATTATCTTGATGAGTATAGTGCATTAGCGAAGTTGGGTTTCTTCTCAACAGACATTAAATTCCAAAGAACTCCACCTGGTGGTGGGTATCATGTGTGGCATCACGAGAATGGATCATATCATTATCATCAACGAGAAATAGTATGGATGATATATCTTAATGATGTTGAAGATGGAGGAGAGACTGAATTTCTATATCAGAAGAGAAGAATAAAACCAACACAAGGTACTATAGTTATTTGGCCTAGTGGTTTTACACATACACATAGAGGTGGATTACTATGTGGTGACAAAGATAAATACATATTGACGGGATGGTATATTAAATCTGGAGAAAGATAGATGGTACTAACAGCAAAGAAACCTACTATTGAAATTGATTTCATCAATGAGATAGCAATACATCATGATAAGATGTTTCTTCTTCCAGCACCTAGCACAAATGATAAGGTGGTTAGATATGAAGTGCCAAAGTATATCTTTAAGAAAGGTATGAAAGAAAAGTTCTTAACAGATGTTGTTGGTTCATATTGGCATGATCCTGGTAGGGATGAATTAGAAACAGTTATATTTTTTGATGATAACACATGCTATGCACAGCGTAGGAAATTAAAGTACAGTTTTGAAACTGAATCAAGTTATTACGAGTCATATCAATTTACTGCTCCAGGTCAGAATGAAATACTTGAGTTGAGGAATAACATAGTCATGTTTCTTGATACACTAAATTGGGTTAAGGAAGTAGAAACTATCCAGATGACCAATAAGGTTGAGGATGAACTATTATTCTTTGATCAAAATTATGGTAAGAAGAAAAGACAGAAAGAAATGTGCTTACAAGCATGTGATTGGAGAGTTTTACCTGACATAGAAGATAGTTATACTGGTGAGAAGGATGAGTGGAAGAAATATAGAACAGAGATAAGATCACTACTGATAAAGAAACCACAAGATTTTACTACACCACTTGATTTCTTTAAAGAAATTCAAACTATGAAGTGGCCAGTTGATCCTAAAACATATCGTACAGAATATCCTGATGGTAAAGATGCTGATGGTAATGCTGTTGAATATCTTAAAGCAGATGATACAAAGCAGTGGGTAGAAACTCCAAATGAAGGAGCAACAGATGTTTGGAATACTAGATTACTTGCTATGAATGAATTGCGTAACAGGTATAAGGATAGTTCACAGATTGTTACTGCAGAATTAAGAACATTTATGAAGAAAATAGAACTAGAACAGTTTGTTGCTGGTGGTATAGATTATACTAAACTCTATACTCAAGAAGAATTTGATCAACTTGGAGAAGAATAATGACTATTAGTACAAACTATCAAGTATATGATCTAGAGACTGCTGTTGGTAATTATGCTGCAAAGATACAGAAACCTGTATTATTCCTTCGCACTACTGGGTGGAGTAATAGTAATGATGTTGATAAGATAAATGCATCAAAAGCAATTTATGCTGATACTATTCCAACAGACATGTATACCCAATTGGTTAATGGTGAGTGGCATGTTACTGTATTGGATGAGTTGAGTGATATTCAACAGTTTGTGACTGATACATTTCCTGAATCACAAGCACAAGTTGCTTCTAATCCAGAGATGTATATATTTTATGCATTGTACAATGATCAAGGACAAGTTATAGATTCCAACGAATGATATTCTCTGACACCTACACATTTCATAAGAGATATAGTCTTCTTACTCAAACAGAGTTGGATGAGTATTCTGAAATGCCATGGTTATATACACCATTGGTTGATCCACAATACAATCCCCTTACAATATCTACTGCTACCAAGCAACATTTGAACAAAGTGCTTGATTGGCAGTACACAATGAAGTCCAGAGACACAATTAAAAATGAGTACAAGGTACTTGGTATCATCCATACAAATCAAAATGCAATAAAATCATACGTTAGTAGGTTCGATATCTCGTATGATATACTACGCAGAGAGAAATCACATTATATCAAGGGAACAGAGACAAAACATTTAAATGATGTGTGGGAACAAATAGAAAATATTGTAGAAGTTAATGAAAGAGGACCAAGTGGTACACGTTTGCGTGGTATAACCCAAGACCAGTATGGTATAGCAAATGGTGTTACTGTTGCTGCCAAAGAATATGATCTATCATCATTCAATAGTTCACTGTTATCAGAATTGAATGAGTATAGCACAAGAAATAAGATGATGGTAGGTGGTCAATTAACTATCTGTCCTGATAAGGTGATATACAATATGGATTTGAAATATCCACGACTCATTAGTGGTATGACAGAGTATGAGACGAGAGATTTCAAAGTCATGACTGGTGAAGAGATGTTCACGAAGAAGATCAGACCATCATACTATCAGGGTGTGAAGAGACATTTGTTTGGGTTTGATCGTTACAATTTGTTGACATCCGACCAAAGTAATTATATAATAGACAATATATACCAAGAAATAGGAAGACCAAGTGCTGATTTCAAAATTAACTTGCAGTATGTATTCTCTAGCGACGGTACTCTCATTGACATTATTTGCAGCAGGATATGTTACCAAGCGTTCCAACACTGCGAAGGAGACTGGGGATTCATCGGACAAGACGGAGTAGATACTAGATCAATACCTATAGTATATGCTGAATATGAAGAAACTGGATTAACTTACAAAACTTGATTTTTAAGTTTTTTGTCTTTTTGAAAAAATCAAATAAATAGTTTTTTCACTTTTTCAGGAAAATGGGATTACCCGATAAAACACAGGAAATCTTTGATAAGGTTGTCGCATGGGATAGAAATCTCGTTTCTAAATTCCAGAAGAAATTTAATTTAACTGATTATCAATTACTTTGTATTTCATTTGCTAAAGGATTAATAATTGGTGCAATTTTATT